GTCGGCGCCGTCGCCGGCATCGCGCGACCACGCCCCGATTGCCATGCAAACGCCGCCGTCCGCGATCTGGCTCAGCTGGAACTTCGTTAGCGTTCCCGTGATCGACCCGATGCCGCCGTACCAGATGTCGGCGGAGTTGTTCTCGCAAAACCACAGCCGGTTGCGGACGGCGCCGACATTGACGAGATTGGTCGCCGTCAGGCCCGATCCTGACCACCCGGCCGCGCCGATCGTCGACCCATCGTAGACCTGCGGTGCGTCGGCGCCGTTCACGAACTGCAGGCGATTGTTGTAGAGCGCCGTCTGCCACCAGTCCGATGTGAAGCCGGTCGCCAGCGACGTGGCCGACCCGGCAGACGTCGCGTTGTAAAGCGCGCCGCTGCTTGACCCGATCAACCGCGTGGCCGTCAAGCCGAAGAACGACGCAACGGTCTTCACCGACGAAGCCGCCAGACCCGTGCCGTGCTCAGAGGTTCCTTCGCGCATGTAGAGATAGCCGCTGTCCGCGATCCAATTCTCGAGCACGCGGGCTTCGTTGGGCTCCATGGCGGTGATGTCAGAACGCAGGTTGAGCCCGCCGTAAGGTGCCGGCAGCGTCGTTGACGCGCCCTGCTCGAACTGCTGCGGGCGCCACTTGAAGACCGCCTTCTCCCCGCGTCCGAGCAGCAGCGCCATTATTGACCGATCCCCGTGTCAGGAAGGTTTTCACCGAAGCGGAAGTCGTTCGGCATCGGGTTGAGGTTGATGGCGCCGGCACCGGCATCGGCGCGCACCTCCTCCTTGATCGCCTCGTATTCCTTGTACTCAGGTTCGAAAGGTAGACCCTTGGCCTGCAGGAACCGCCACTTAAGACCGAGCGTGAGAAGCTCTTCGTCGAGGCGAAAGGTGTTGTTGTCGGCGGTCGGGGCGTCGTAGGCGACGCTCGCCACGTCGACCACCCAATTCTTGGAGTAGTAGTCGAACGCCAGCGTGTCGCCGGTCGCCGATGGGACCGGATGAATGACGATCGTGCTCCCGACCTTGCGGAAGAACCGCACCAGACCGGTGGAGCCGATGACCGTCGACTTGAGCTCCTGCCAGTCGCTCGGCGAGGTCGGGCCGGCGAGCCGGCGGGTGTTCATCCGATCAAACTGCGAGCGGTTGCCGAACGCCATAAAGTCTGCCGGCAGGTCGTATGTGTCCGTGCCTGAGACCGTCGTGAATGTGTAGGACGTGACAAGGCTGTCCCAGCGGTGCTCGCGGACCAGCGCCCGGCCCTCCGCCTTGACGAGCGCGACGCAGGCCACGGCCGTTAGGTTGGTGTTGCCGAAATAGTTCGACGGCACCTCGAAGCCGGTCAGGCGCTGCAATGCATCCTGGCAGACGGTGAGCAGGCTCACGGGGCGCCTCCCATGGCCTTGCTGATGGCGTCATCCAGAGAGCTGCCGCCCTTGGCAAAGCGGCCGGACTCGTCACGGTAGCCGGTCGGGCTGGTGTCGTCCTCGTACTGGGAGGCAGCTGCGGCCCCCATTCCGACGCCAATTCCGAGTGTTTCGTTGCCGCGCCTGAACGCCAGCCGAACCACATTCGGGTCCGTGATGTCCGCGCCCTGCGATTGCAAAAACTTGAGCACAGTCGCGCTTCCCATAAACCTTTTGACAAGGTTCTCTGTGCTAGGAACGTCCATTCCTTTGGAAGCAAACAGCTTTTGAGTATCAGCGGCCCACCGCGCAGCTTCTTTTTCGTTTGGTTGGATCGGCCCCGGCTTGGTCTTCAATGCGGACGTGAACTGATCTTCCATGAGGCTCGAATGCGCTTGCGTGTAGCGCGGGCCGCTGGCGGGGGCTGATTTCGATGGTTGCTGGCCGGCATTGGAAGGTACGGTCGACTTGGCGGGCGGAGGCGGAGGGGGAGGCGGGCCAACCGGAACGGGCGCTTGCTGGCCGCCGACCGGGGGTGCTACAACAGCCGGAGGCACGGCGGGAGGCGGCAATGCAGGCGGTGGATTGGCAACGACTGCGGGTTGAGGCGGCGGAGCTACCGGAGGCGCCGGCTGCGCCTGTCCGGGTGGCGCGGGCTGAACCGCACCGGCCTTTTGGCCAGCTAACCGACGCTGAGCTTCGGCAGCGGCGGCTTCAGCTTCGAGAGCAAGCACTCGATTATCTGCGGCAAGCGCGCGCTTAGCCCCGGCTTCGGCTTCCGCCCCATAGCGTTGAGATTTCGCCGCCGCGGCCCTCCCCTGCGCCACTTGGTTGCCTTCGCGGATCAGCCCCGGCACGCCGGCCACGCCCTTTATGGTTTCCTTGGCAGCAGATGGCAGGAGCGCCCCTGTCAGTGCGGACGGCACGCCTTCCACCGCCGCCGAGAACAGCCGGCGCCCTTGGCCAGACAAGCTGGTCAACTCATCCCATGCCCGTTTATTGACCGGGTTCAGCGGGTCCTCGGTGCGGGCCAAATTCATAAACTCTTCTTTGCGCGGATGTCCCGGCGGCAGCGCCGAGGCATAGGCAAGCATGGCTTCGCGAGTCGGGTTTTTCACCGGAGTTGAGAACGCGTCATAGACCAGCGGCGCGTTCATTGCCGAGAACGCAAGGCCGGTGCCCTCCGCGCCTGTAATCGCCGCGTCCTTGAACGACGCTGGAACACCCTTGGCCGTTGCGCGCAAAACGCCACCCGCACCTGCCAACATCATCGGCAGATAACCACCGGTCTTGTCGTAGACCTTGCCAACGTCGCTGTCCTTGAACGACTTGTCCTTCGCTTTCTCAGCGGTGAACGCGTCCTCGGCCTTCATCACAGACCGATCGTATTCGGCCCGCTCCGCGCGCTTGGCATCAGATTCGACCCTGGCTTTTTCCGTCGCTTTGGCGCTAGCAGCAGTCTGAAGGGTCTGCAGGTACGTGTTCTGTTCCTGGCGCTCGGCAAGGCTCAGCTTTTCTCCCTTGGCCTGCTTGGTCTGCAAGACGGTGAGCCTCTGACGCTGCGACGGGTCGAGGGGGTCGTCTTCCGGAGGCGGGGTAACGTCGTCCTGTACCGTCCCCTTGAGCGCGGGCGCCTTCTTGCCTTTGCTCTGCGCCATGGCGCTGCCAATGATCTCGTCGAGGCCGGCATCCTTGCCGGCCGCCGCAACGTAGCCTGCCCCTAGTGCCTTGAGCGCATGCACCGGCTTGGCGACCGCAAACGCGGTCTGCACACCGGCATTCGTGACGTTGGCAATCGACGGGTCCATCACGGCCTCGCCCACCGCCTCGCCAGCACGAACCGGCTGCATCGCAACCTCAGTCGCAATCTTTGCCGGCATCGAGCCATAGTCGACCAGCATCTCAGCCGTGGTCGGGAGCGATGCGCCCCGCATCTCACCTTCCGGCAGCCCCGCACGGGTGCGCGGGGTCGGCAGCGCAGGGCCAAACCGGTAGCCATGGCGCAGAAGATCGGCGATGCGGTCCATCGGCTCACGTCCTCTTCAGGAACTCTTGCGCCTTCTTGCGCCACGTCACCGCGCCGTGACCGACGTTCTGGCACTGGGTGTCGCTCATGTCGGCCAGCATCTCTACGGTTGCAAAGCCGAGGACGGCCAGCTTCTCCATCTGCGCGCGGCCGAGGAAGTCGGCCTTGTGCAACGGCGTGCCGTGGATCTCGGCGCCGATGGCCAGCGGGGCATTGCGCTCGGCCTCGATCTCCTCCGGTGGGCGGGCCTTCTGCGCCTCGTAGTGCGCCCACGCCTGCGGAAACCGCCGGGTCAACTCGGCCTTGTTGAACGGCTTGACCAGCTGGCAGGCGATGTCGTGAGAGCCGGCCACCTTGCTCTCGAGCGCCGTGCGGAAAGTCATCACCTCGCGCTGCTCTTCACGGCTGCGGGCTGCATCCACCGTCTCGACGTCGACAAAGCGACCGACCACCACCGACTTCGTATCGCCGGCCGCCGGAAACCACTGTTCGCGCATGTTGTGTCTCGCTGATTGAAGGATCACAGGAACGGGCACGTGTCGCTCATCGTCAGCGTGGCCGTGCCACTGCCGCCGACGATGCGGGTCCGAAAGCTCTTGCCGGTGTGGGTACCTGCCTGCGTCACCGACACCTGAACATTGCGACCCTGCCCCGGCGCCGTGCCGCTGTAGGACGTGATCGACGCCGAAGCGTCCGTCAGCGTGCCCGTACCGAGCTGCTGTCCGTGTTTGTAAACTTCGCAAGTGAATGTCGCCATGTCAGGTCTCCACGATGAAGTTGCCGTCGCCGCGATAGCTGACGCGGCGGAAGTGCTTGCCCAACGTCCATCCCCACCAGCCGGGCGGCTTGACCGTCAGATGCAGCGGAGCTCCAACGGCAGTGCCGAACGCATCGGGCTCGCTCGAGATGTGAAACCACGCGCGCGGCACCGCCTTGGCGATCCCGCTCAGCACCGCGTCGACCTTGTCGGTCGGGATGTGTTCCATCACGTCGCAGCACACGCCGAAGTCGCCGGACAGGTCTGCAGGGATCTCCCACAACGGTGCCACGATCAGCGGCACGTCCACGCCGTCATCGAGGCAATTGGCGGCGATGTCGACGCCGGTCACGTCGTAGCCGCGAGCCTTGAGCGCAGCGGCGCACCGCCCGGTCCCGACCCCAAAATCCACCAATCGCCGCACCTCAGCTCCGGGTGCGGTGATTACCGCGGCGATTTCATCGGCAAGGCGGTGTCCGGGAGACGCCACGCGATAGCCGCCATGCCTCCACATCGCCTCGTACTTGGCGCGTTCTGCGCCGACTTGCGTGCCGTCGCCCTGCAAGGCCCGCCACGTCGCTTGCAGCAGACCATCCCCGCGCACGTCCACGATGATCGGCTCAATATCCTCCTGTCTCATGCGGTGCATGACGGCCAGGAAGTCTCCGACCTGAGCGAGAAAGTTTAGCCGCGTCGGGTATCCGTTGACGGTGGTCCACGCCTTGGCGTCGGCCCGATCCGGGTAGGCGTGCGTGCGATTGTCGCGGAAGCTCGAATCGAGCCCGTGCAGGACGAAGGATCGGAACCCCAATGCGTATCCGAGATTGAGCCAGCGCACGCCCATGGTGGACCCGCCGCCAATCATCAGCCACGAATAAGGCTGCGCATCCTTCAACAATTCCTCGGCGCCCGGCGTCCCCGACGCATGCCACACCGTGACGTGACACCGTGCCGACAGTAGCTTGTCGAACACCGCAGGATCACAGACCGAGGCCACGTAGTAGCGCACCCGGCGGTCGGCCACGACGACGTCGGCCATATGTGCGCCAGGGTCCAACACACCGCAGGCATGCGGCGCGATCCCGCGCGACAGCAGATAGCCCAGCGATCCGTTGACCGCCGCGATGTAGTCGTCGCCCATCTCGCATGCCGTGTCGGCGAGCGACGGGCCACCGCCGGCCACGTGCATGACGTGGTCGTGCGGATTGCACTGGCGAAGCTCGGGCAGCCCGCGTGCCAGCGCCGAGCGCATGTTGTCGATCATGCGCGATGCCGGCACGGCGGGCTCCAGCTCGAGCCGGGGAAACGCCCCCGGCTCGAACGTCATGGCGGTGCCGATCATTACGGGAAGACGTCCGCAACGAACGGCCGGGCGATCTCGAACTCGGCCTTGAGCGTGTCGATTGCCGATGCGCCCTTGGCGTTGACCACGAGGTCGCCCGCCACGGAGGTATCGTCGATGCTGCCGGCCGTCGCCGTGATGTAGACCTTGCCGTTGTCGGCAAAGCCGGTGAGGCAGGCGCCGATTGCCTTGCCGCTGATCTGGTACCAGCCATACGACGTGGCGGCGGTGTTCGCCGACATTGCGACACCGACCGGGCCGATGGCGTTGGCCGCCAGCAGCGCGGTCGTGCCGTCGTCCATATTGTACGTCACCCACGAGCCGACCGCCGTTGAGGCGACACCCTTGAGATAGACGAACTCGCCGGCACCGTAGGCGGTGGTGCCGACGTCAACCGCTCGCACGATCGTGCCGAACGGATGCATCTGCGTGGTCGACGTGTCGGCGATAGGCTGCGCGCCGACGATCTGGTCTGCGTGGCGCCAGGTGCCGTTCGAAAGTGCCATGTGATGATCTCCTTGTGTCCTGGCTTAGGCGACGATGACGCCCTGGAGCGACGAGTTTGAGCACGTCAGGTTGCCGGCCCAATAGAGCGGCACCACCGACGCGTCCTGGTTCACGGTCGACTTGCGGTCGAGCGTGACGAAGTTGCGGTTCTCGTGCGGGCGCCAGTGCATGAACTTGGTGTTGAGCATGTACATGCGCGTGTTGGCGCAGTTCACGTCCGGCACCACCATCGCCTTCTTGTAGCGGTAGCCCATGAAGCCGCCGGCGGCTTCCTTCTCGTTCATGAACCGCTGCTGCGCCTGCAGCGACTCCTCGTAGTACGTGAAGTACGTGTAGCCGGCGACGATGAGGTCCGGGCTGTCCGTGCCGCGGGTGCAGTTGAGATAGACCACATTCATCGCGTGCTGGATGGTGGTCGACGACGCGGTGACGCTCTCGCCAGAGAAGTCGTAGTACTGGTTCCGCCACCACGTGTTCGTCGAACGGTCGATGCCGCCCACCGTGCCCGACGTCGGCAAGTCCGAAATCAGGTGCTGCAGGCCGCCGATCGCTTTGCCGCCGTTCTCCGTGTTGGAGTAGAACAGCGCCGCGCCGACCTGGTTGGCCATGGTCGCCTCGGCCACCTTGATGCGCGACTTGACGAGGTTGTGGATCTGCTGCCTCGAGGCGTTCTGCAGCTCCTCAAGGCCGGAGATGGTGACGTTCGCGTTCGCCTGCTTCCAGTCGAACGACGCCGAGGTCAGCACCTCGGACTGCGCGACGTCCAGCGTCTCATAGCCCGAGTACCAGCGGAACGTGCCGTTGTCCTCGTACATGAGGTTTTCGAGGAGCTTGGCGCCGCCGGCCGCCGGGTCGGCGTTGCCGCTCTTCTTCATGTAGACGAGCAGCGCGTTGTTGTTCGTCACGTTGTCCGCGAGGGTGTCGCGGTAGTTGTCGAGAGTGGTCGAGATGATCTCGGTGTAATTGGTATTCGGGGATGCCATTGGGTTTGATCCTTAGTCGGGTTGACGAGAGGTCACATCCCGAGCCGGCTCAAAGCCCCGTCGATGGCGCTGTCCAGACTGTTCGTCTTTGTCGTCGCCTGAGCCACGCCGATTGCCGGCTTGATGCCGGTGGCGGCACGAGCCTTCGAGGCGTCCCGCTTGCGGCGGTCCTCCTCAACGGCCTTGGCAGTCTCGTGCTTGATCCATTCCTGAGACAGTTCAGGATCAGCGCGAAGCGCCATCTCGTAGGCTTTGCCCAGCTGCTCAGGTCCGTCCGGCATGTGGGCCAGCCGGGTCTGCATCAAGGCCGCCATGTCCGCGCGAAGGCGGTCGAAGTGCGGGTACTTGAGCTGACCAGACTCGTCCACCTGCGAACGGAACTCGTTGATCGCGGTGACGATCGATTGCGTGTGGGCCTGACGACGTTGCTGCTCGATTTGTGCGGCCCGCTCTTGCTGGGCCTGCCACTGACCGTGCAGGGATTGGACAAGCTCCTTGACGGGCTTGAACTCCGATTCGAGTGCTTTCAGCCTGGGGTCGGCAAGCAGATCGTCGAGGTTCGACGTCGAGTCCGCGGGTGCGGTCTCCTGCTTTTCCGCCTGGGCTGCCGGCTGAGCGCCAAAGATGGCCTCCGGCTTCACATCGAACGTCTGCATAGCCCATTTGACGTAGGCGACAGGGTCTTGGCCGGCCCACCGATTGAGCTTCAGCAAGTAGTCGATTGCTGCCGCCTCGTGGGTGCCTTTGGAGCGAAGCTCCGCCCGTTCGTCCTGCGTGAATAGGCCGCCGACGCTCTCGGCAAACTTGGCCTGATCGCTCAGCTCTTGCGACTTCCGCGTGAACCCCGCCTCCAGATCGCGGGCGAGCTTGAGCATCGCCTGCTTTGCTTCGGGCGTTGGGAGCGAGTCGAATACTGCCTTGCGCTCGTCAGGCCAGTGCTTGGGCGGCGTCGCGCCGGCATTGCCCTCAGTCGGGGCCGCCGGTTCGGCGTCAGCCTTGCTCTTGTCCTGCGGCGCAGCAGCTCGGTCGCTGGGCTGCGTCGTGTCGTCGGCGCTCGTGGTCTTGGGGTCCGGCGCTGATGCCGGCTGGTCTGGGGCGCCGCCGAGCGCCTTGTCGATGGCGGCATCCAAACCCACTGACGCGGTGACATCCTCAGTCCCGGCATTGCCCTCGTCGGGGCCGCTCACGGTCTGTAGTCGATCCACTGGAACGTACCTCCTTCGGCGGCGCGCTTGAGCGCATCCGCGCGGTTGCGATCACGCTGAACGAGTTCTCCATTCTTGAAGTCTCCCGCCTGCCGCACACCGTGCTTGCGCTCGTGGGCGCGCAGGTGCGAGCGGGACGTGATGTGCTCGCCGTCGATGGGCGAGACGATCGGGCCGCCGTAGGCGCGGTCGATGTCGGGCATGACGAAAGGCCCCTCTTTCGATGGGGCCTTGTGGTCGGTCGGTATTTCAACGAGGGACTGCGTCTTGCGGTCCCAGATCCAGCGCTGTCTCATGTGACGGTGATCGTCCCCATGCTTGACCAGTTGTTATATCCTTGATCTTCCGCAAACGCCTGTTGCGCAGCCGGCAGGCTGGCGTGGCTGGCGCTCAGGCGAGCGTTGATCCACGCCAGCATCCGCCCATTGAAATCGCTGGCCGGAATCGACGCATCGTCAAAGACCGCGTGCCAGTCGCCGTTGTAATCGAGTGCCTTGCCTGTCGACGCGCGAAGCGATGCCTGGACCGCGCCTTGGTTGCTCACTTGCGCACCAGCCACCACGCGCCGGCCGTGTACAGCAGCGCCGTGTCGTTGATGCTCGGCACCATCGGGATGCGGGCCCCGAACATCTGCGCCACCTTGCCGGCGATCAGCAGGATGAAGGCCCACCCGACGACGGTCGCCACGTGCGCCATGATCTGGTTCAACGCCGCCATGATCTGGTTGCCGCTCATGTTGACCGTGCTCCCGTCTTCACCTTGATCTCAACGTCACCGCTGGCGCCCCATGCCGAGCACCGCGTGAGGTCGAGCGTGTCGATCCCGTGCTTCGCGCACTTCGCTTTCGCCTGCTGCCCGACGCCCAGCCAGTGCTTGCAATTGCAGCACTTCGGCGCCCCGGTCGCGAGGTCGATGGCAATGGACGGGTGCACTTACATCGGCCCCACGGCCGGCGGCATCGCCGCTTGCTCCAGCTTGACCATGCTCGCTGCCAACCCGACCTCGGCCGTCTTGCGCTTGGTGTCGGCAATCGCCGCGTCCGTATTTGCCTTGCGCGCGTCGGCGGCTTGCTTCATTGCCGCCTCTTGCGTCTTGCGCTGCTGCTCGAAGGCGTCGAACTGCATCGCCTGCGTCCGCTCTGCCTTGTCGGTCTCGGCCTGAGCTAGAACCGCCTGCGTCTTGGCCTTGATGTGCTCGGCTTCGGCTTCCGCCTTCGGATCGGGCGGCGGGCCTTGCCCTTGCGCCTGCTGCGCCATCGCCTGGGCCTGCTTGGCCATCTGATCGAACGCGTCGTCAAACGTGTCCTCTAGCGCCCGGCCGATCTTGAACGTCCGCGCGCCGAACATCGTCAGCTCTTTGGCCAGCGGCGCCAGTGCCGGTTGCGTCATGATTGCCGGAACCACCCGCTCCAGCATGCCGAACATCGATGTCACGAACTCGATGCGGGCCGCCTTCTGCTCGTCGTTCTCCATCTTCGCTGTGGCGTCAGTCTCGATGTCGACGCTGTAGCCGCGGCGCTTGTCCGAGCGCAGGATCGCCTCGACGTCCTCCCATGCCACCGCCTTGGCCGTGGCTTCGAGGTCGGCGCGCATCTCGGGCGGAACCGGCACGCCCTGCTGCTCTTGCTGGGCCAGCATTTCGATCTGCTGCCGGGCCTGCATCACCTCCATCTGCAGCGGCATCGCAACGCCGGTCATCTCGGCCAGCGTCTCGCGGGTGAAGTGCTCGGCGATGATCTCAAGCTGGATGCGCAGCGCGGCCTTGACGAAATCCTTCACCCGCTTTTGCCGGCGCACCAGCCGCAGCGAGCCGAACTGCGCCTTGATGTTCTGCGCCGTCGCCGTCTCGTTGGCGTTGCTCGATCCGCGGAGAATGTCCGAGATGCCGGTGATGTCGTAAATCTTCGCCAGCAGGCGTTGCTCGCGGTCGCTGAGCCCCTGGATCACCGCCACGATGGGCGCCAAGTCCTCGGACTGGAACACGCCCCGCAGCCCGCCCTTCTCCATCAGGGCGGCAAAACCCTTGTACGGCAGGAACACGTTGTCGCCGGCTCGGGCGAGCTGGCTCAGCTGGTTGTCGGCGCCCTCCATCGACGCATCGTAGACGCCCCGGCGCTTGAGGTTGCCAACCATCCGATGCAAGCGGGTGGCAATCTCGTCCAGCTCGAGCGCCTGATCCTGATAGAACAGATATTCCGGCGTCGGGATCAGCGAGTCGTTGGTGCGATGGCCGTACAGCGGCGGCGGGCACGGGAAGAAGTCGGACAGCTTCAGCGGATCGGGCTCGACCTTGAGCAGCCAATCATAGTCCTCGGCGAACCAGATGCGCTCGCGCTTAGTCTTGTCCCAAATCTCCCACACGCACGCGCGCTTGAACGTGTCGTCGAGTTGCGGCTTGCCCTTGGCGTCGCTCCACGTCTCGCTGACGGCGTTGAGCGGGATCTTCTCGCCGTGGTCGGGGAAGTAACGATTGAGCTCGTCGCGGGAATAGTAGTGCCGGCGTGCGCGCCACCACACCATGGCCTCGGTTCGGCCTGCGCTGCACAGGTAGTCCTCCCAGTACACATAGACGTGGCGCACCTCCTGATGGGAAATCGCGTCCCCGTCGACCTGGGCGTCGTATTCGACCCACACCGTGCCGCGGGCTGGGAGCACCATGTCCTCAACGGCAGCCTCAAACGGGCTGTCGGCGTCGTAGACGTCGTGCGAGTAGGACGCAGCGCGCTCCAGCACCAGAGCCGCCGTCCGTGAGGCGCGGTCGTTCTGGCCTGAGCCGGGAAACCGGCGGCGCACGTCGGGCTTGTCGAGGCCCTGGAACAGCGCCGACTTTAGCACCTCGGTATTCGACCACAGGATGTTGGCCCGGCGCTCGTCCCCGTCGCGGCGGTCGTCGCGCTCGTCCTTGTAGCGGTTGAGCACTTTGCGGGCGCGCTTGCGCCACTTGTCCTCGCGCTTCTTGGCGCCTTCGATCTCCTGCTGCCAGAACTTCGATGACACGGCTTCGGGCGTGCTCTTGCCCTCGGCGTCGGCGCGATGCTCGACGGTGCCCGTGGTCTGTCCGGTCGTGTCGTTCACGGGGCAGCGCTCGGCATGCCGGGCGGTGCGGCCGGGGCAGCGCCCTTCGGCGCCTTCATCGCCATGTGCTGGTCGATTATCTGCAACGCGGCCATGGCCTTGCTTTGCGTTTCCGGTGAAGACGAGTCGGCAGCCAGCATTTCGATCACCGACCGCAGCTCGCCCATCATCGCGGCTTCACCACCGGGAGCAGCGGCAGGTTCGGTCCCCGGTGCGCCGGGCGGACCCATGGCCTTTGCAATTGCGTCGTTGAGGTTCATCATATCCTGCCGGACCTGTTGGCCATCATGTGATCATGCTCGGCGACGATCTCGTTGAGCGTCGGCGGGCGGGTGGTGACGGTCGGCTTGACCGCCTCGGCCGGCGCCGTGATGTTGCAGTTTATCGCGAACTCACCGAACGCGTCGGCGCCGTGGCTGTTCTCGTCGTGAAGCGGCGTCGTGTAGCTGTTCAACGCGTCGTTCCACTTACGGCGATACCGGCGCAACCTCTTGATGCCCTGCTCCACACGCTGGCTGGCGTGGAAGTAGGTCATCGGCAGCAGCCGGCGGACAGCGGCGATGCGGTCGGCCGGGTTGACGGCAACACCCTTGCGAATGCTCTTCACGCCGAGGCTGGCGATGGTCTCGATCCGGGACCTGCCGCCGACACCCCACTCCCTCATTTTGATGTCGTGCGGCATGTAGTGGGTACCGTACCGAAACGGCACCGGGCGCCCCATGTTGCGAAGCGCGACATCAGCCGACCAGCCGACGAACCGCTCTTCCCATGGGGGCGCCCTGAACAACTCCGGCAGGGCGGCTGCCACAATATCGTCGGCTCCATCTCCCGACGCTTCGAAGTAATCGATCACCGTGGCCTTAGTGCCGTCTTCCTGCCAGAACCAGATGGCCGTGGCATCGTCCACGCCCAAGTCCCAACTCGTATGCACAGGGCGGCTGGGGTCGTGGGGGTAATGCCCTACCCGACCCTGCTTTTCCGCCACTGCGATCAGCCGGGCGTAATAGGCGCCCTCGCTGACGATCTGATAGTTGCCGCCCCACACGTGGTCGGCCATCTCCGGGTCGGCCTCGTAGTCCCGGACCATTTCATCGCGCAGGACCGGAGCCAGCCATGGGTTGTCCTGCCAGTTGATCTCGACGACGATCGCGTCCTTCGGCCGATCGGAACCGCGCAGCAGCTTGTCGACCGCGTCAGTATCGTGCCGCGGGTTCCACGAGAACCACATCTCCGACCCGTCCTTGCGGATTGTCGGGCGCAGCATGCGCAGCGACACGTCGGACAGCGATTGCGCTTCCTCCACCCACGCCAGGTCGTAAGCCTCAAGGCTCTTGATGTTCTCGGCGTTATACGCCTGCATGCCGCGGAAGATGATCAGCGAGCCGTTGCGTGACCTGATTTCCGTCTCCAGGCACTCGAACCACGGCTCCAGCCCGAACTTGGCGATCTTGTCGACGAGCAACTGGCGCACCGAGTCCCGGATGCTGTTCTGCACCTCGCGGATACACACCGCTCGGGTCGGCTCCCGGTAGCAGCGCAGGATCAGCTGCTCGGCGAAGAAATGCGACTTACCCCCGCCGCGCCCCCCGTGTGCGCCCTTGTAGCGGGCCGGCTGCAGCAGGGGAGCGAGCTTGCGCGGGACCTCAGCCCTTAGCGTTCGGGTCGACAAGCACGATCTCAATGCGGCTGGGGATCAGCGGGTTATCCGGGTCTCCGCCTACGGCCACCTGATCCTTTTGGCCCAGGCACTGCTTGCCGAGCCAGATCGCCATGGTGGGATTGTGCTCGGCCATCTTGAACTGGTTGCGCCGCAGCGACGCCTTGCCGGTCTCCTTGCCGTGCTCCCACGCGTTGCGTGCCTTTTGATGGGCGTCCAGAAAAGCGCGAAACGTGTTGACGCACACGCCCAGAACGGCCGCCGCTTCCGGCTGCGTGCACTGGATGCGCGCCAAGCCTTCGATCTGCTTGACGATTTCGTCGCTGATCTTGAGCTTAGTGGCGCCGATGGGGCGGCCCGTCTTGGCCTTCGTGACCGGCAGGCTTTCCTGCGTTTCAGCGGCAACCATCTTGAACTCGCTATTCAGAGACATGGGTGGTCTCGATGTGCTTCTGCCTCAGTGCGTCGATGGCGGTGTCGTAGGACTTGGCGCTGTCGTCCTTGGCGCCGGTCTTGTCGTAGCGGGCGGCGTCGATCTCCTCGAACGTGCGGCCGTCGCCTTCTAGGGTGGCCTTCTGTCCGGTGAAGTCCTGCCAACGCTTCACGGCAACGTCGACGTAAGCGGGGTTGAGTTCGATGGCGTAGACATGGCGGCCGGTCATTTCCCCGGCAATGATGGTGGTGCCGGAGCCGGAGAAGGGTTCATAGACGGCTTGGCCGGGGCTCGAGTTGTTCATGATGGGGCGGCGCATGCACTCGACGGGCTTCTGAGTGCTGTGGCCGGTCTCGGACTTCTGGGGCTTGTCGATAGCCCACAAGGTTGTCTGCTTACGGTCTCCCGACCAATGCCCCGTTGCCCCTTGCCGCTTGCGCACAGCGTACCAGCATGGCTCGTGCTGCGGGTGATAGTGCCCCCTGCCTATGACGAGCTGATGCTTGGCCCAAATGATCTGGGCGCGCAGGTCAAAGCCGGCGTCCTCAATGCTTTTTGCGACGATGTGCGCTTTGTTGCCTGCGTGCCAGATGTAGGCCACGTCGCCAGGAAACAGCGAATACGTTTCCGTCCAATCGGCCTTGTCGTCGTTCATAACGGCGCCGGTGGCCCGACCGGCGCCGTCCCGCTGGCGGGACGGATCATACTTTGCCGGCATGGCTTCGTTACGCCACCCTGCGCTGTACTCCACTCCATACGGCGGGTCCGTGACCATCAAGTGTGGCTTGACGCCGGCCAGCACCTTGTCGACCACGTCGGCCTTGGTGCTGTCGCCGCAGATGATGCGGTGGTTTCCAAGCAGCCAGACATCGCCCTCGACGGTGACGGGGTTGGCCGGCGGCTCGGGCGTCTCCTCGGCGCGGGCCATCTCCTCGTCGTCGGACAGGAGCTTCTGCAGCTCGCGGTCGTCGAAGCCAAGGGAAGAAAGATCGAAGCCTTCGTCGTCGAGGGCCGTCACCTCTTGGCGCAGCAGGTCGTCGAGCCAGTCGGTCTCTTGGGCAGTGCGATTGTCGGCGAGGCGGTAGGCTTTGGCGGCCTTGGCGTCCAATTGGCTGATTAGGACCGGGACACGGGTGAAGCCCGCCTGCTGGGCTGCCTTGAAGACCACGTGGCCGGCGATGATGACGCCGGCTTCATCGACCACGATGGGCTTCTGGAAGCCGAACGTCTTGAGGCTACCCGCCACCTTCGCCACTGCCTTATCCGGCAGTGTGCGCGGGTTCTTCTCGTAGGGCTTGATGCGGTCCAGAGCCCACATTTCAAGGCGTGGGCCGTTCTCTCCGGTCATGGAATGATTTACCCTTTCCGCGAGGGATAGACGGAGTGTCCCCCTCGCGTTCGTCGAGACCAGTTAGAATTATTTTGCCGCCTTGGGATTGAACTGAGCCCACGCAGCCTCTGCAGCCTCCTGCATGCCGGTCGCTTTGAGCCACTCGCAGATCTTGGCGGTTCGATCGTTGGCGGCCTTAGCGTTCTCGTCGTCGATAAGACGGATGATTTCGGTGGCCGTCTCGGCTCCGGTTGCCTCGACTTTGCTGATGATGCGGGCGACTTCATACTCCACGGTGCGCATCTGATACCGCCCTCGTGCCTTTTCTGCCGTTGCATTGGCCATCCGCTGCGACCAACTCATCATGACCGGCATGGGGGACATCATGCGCGGATCAGGCCCCGACCGATCAGCTCCTCCACGAGGCGAGCCCAGGCGGGGTCTTTGTGAGTGATGGTCTTGGTCTCACGGAGGAAGATGGGCTCGGCCGGCTTGGGCGTGGCGATATCGCGGGTGGTCTCGGCGATTTCGCTGTCGGACTTGCGATTTCGCCCAGCGATGAAGAAGCCGATCGGGGCCATCAGCATGAAGGCGAGCGAGCCGCCGGCAGTGATGATCAGATTTGCGTAGGAGACGACGACGCGGTCGGGCTCGAGAGTATCGGCCGGGGCAGCGCCGGAAAAGGCGAGGTAGAGCTGGCCGGCGGTCGACACCTGATTGACCACGGAGCTCGACTTGAACTCCACCTTCTCAGCCTTGGCGAGCTTGGTGTCGAGGACGCGCTGCGTGGCCTCGATCCTCTTGGTGAGATCGGACGCCTGCTCGACAGTAGCGATGCGCTCCTCGAGTTTGCCCTTGGCCTGCTTCAAACCGAGGCACTTGGGGCCGCACCCGCCGCGCTTCTCCTCCTGGCGGATCGCCTCATCGTGGCTGTCGAGCTGGGCGCGCAGGCCCTCCGCCTTAACAGTGGCAGCCCAGGCGTTGGCTTCCATCAGCGTGGCGAGCTGCTTTTTCCACTGATCGAGGTTGGCGCGTTCGCTGTCGGCATTCGCGTTGACGGCCTTGTGAATGCTGTTCTGCACGCCGGTCTGCTGGATGTCTCCGACGCGGACACCCGCGCCGTAGCCGACGTGAGACCAGTAGGCCATGACGCCGATGCAGACGGTCACGGCCCACATGCTGAGCGACGCGAAATACTTCTTGCGCTCCCACATCAGGGCGGCCTGATCGGGGAGGAAGGCAAAGAAGATGGCTAGCATGGCGAAGCCGGCGGCATGGATGCTGGTCTGCGTCCAGCCGTATTTGAACGAGATGGCGGCGTCGACGATGAGGGCGCCGATGCCAAGCGCGAGCCAAAACTGCCCCACAGGGGTGAAGCTGTCCCACTGGCGGCGGGCGAAGTCCTTCATGATGTCCTCCTGGGGTTAGGGGGACGCGTTACGGTATCGGGCGACGATGGGCTCGGCGTCTTTTCCGAAGGCCCAGCGGGCAATTTTGGCGTTGATCTCGCGGTCACACGGGAGGCAAACGGCGGTCCAGGCGTTCGTCGAGCAGATGCGCCATTGATGGACCGAGGGGGCGCCGCACTTGACGCAAGGGACGCGGGAGATGCCGCGAGCGGTGTAGGGCTTCCGGCGGGTCGACTTCACGACCTGAACACGACGATGAGGTTGATGATCCAGGCCACTACGCAGATCACGCCAAGGGTGATCAAAGCAGCGTTCACTTCCATAGCCGCACCGCGAGTTGAGCGTAGGCGATCAGGACCACGAACGCGGTGAGCATCAGCAAATCGGCGAGGGTCATTCATCAGCCGTTTAGGATCGCGCCCCGAATGGAACACGATGCAGGGCTAGTGTGTTGGTCAGTGGTGTTCGGTTGCGTATGCGTGGCGTCGGAACGGACCCGCCGCTGTTCCACGTGCAACAAAAGCCCCGGCGCTGGTGCAGCGTTTGCCGGGGCTTCGATTGTTGGTGCGCCCATTTGGGGCGACTACCCTCTTGTGGCTGATTTGCGGCCAAACCGTCAAGGGCCTTTCGACGGTGGATGGAAGCGGCGCAGGTAGCCCCAACGTATAGCCAAGGCGTCGAGTGCTCCGATGATGGCCTCTGCGCCCTTGCGTCGGGCGTGGCGCTCGCTTTGGTAGCCCATCATCTGACCGACCCGAACCGCATCGGCGTTGAACTCAATGCAAAACGTCAGCACGTCATAAAGCTGGCCGGCCGCGTCGGTGGCTTCCTCAAGGCGATTGCGGCAGTGCTGGCGCCATTCTGGGCCTAGGAGCTGGTGCGTCTGCACTTGGCTCATTGGGGTGCCGTTCCAGCGCTGATCCCCGTAGGAGCCAACGACACCGACTGGGTCAAAGACCGCGTGCCAGTACAGGTCTACGTCTCGAGCCGCGTTGGCGTGCTCCTCGCGGGTGATGGTGCCCTTGAGAATCATGGTCTCATACCAGCGGCGAACGCGGCCATAATCCCGCTTGGCCTTCTGATCGTTGGCCGGCGGCTCGTAGATGTCCTTATGCTTGGCGACGAATTCAGGCGTGGCGACGCACTCAGACACAATGCGGGGCTTCCAGCGGCGCGCTTCCATGCGCTCGTTGGCCGCCTGGACGCGAGCAAGGCGATCGTCGGTGTCGGGCGTCGGGGCGATGGTGTCCATGGGGCCTCAGGGCTTGGGCACGCGCACGAATTTACGCTTGGTCTTGGCCTTGTACTTGGCGGGAGGCGGGAGCTTGGTGAACCGCTTGCCGATCTTGCCGTCCTTGATCGGAGTGCCGCGAGGGAGGCGGATGCGATGACCCGTCATGGTCCGTATCCGATGGTTGGCGGGCCTTCGTGCTTCCAATCCCAAATGAACCACGCATGGTTAAAGCTGGGGGACTTGCCCTTGGCGCCGGGTGCGGGTTCAAACCAGACGATGCGACGGGTAAGAACGAGCTTCTTTGCGAAGGCCGGGCAGTCGCGGAACAGGTGGGATCTGCTCTTGGCGTGGTCAAAGTCGGTGCGGAGAAGCATGGCGACGAAGCCGTTCCTTGGCTCCATCAAGCGCAGTGCGTGTTCGCAGAACTCTTTGGCTAGCTCATAGGGCGGGTTCGTTACGATCCCCCCGCACGAC